TCTAAATATTGATCATCAGTATTTGACGGTGCAGTCGTTGGGGCACCAGCGGCTGATTGCCATTGTGATCCCTCTACTCCTTTAGATCCGGTTGCTCCCTTGGCTCCCGCTGTTCCTTTAGTTGCAGTACCAGTTGCGCCTTTATCTCCAGTCGCTCCTTTCGTTGCAGCGCCTGTGGCACCTTTAGTACCATCAACACCTTTTAGTCCCTTATCACCCTTAACAGCGGTTCCTGTAGCACCTTTGGCTCCGTCTATACCTTTATCTCCAGTAGCACCCTTAACAGATGCTCCTGTAGCGCCTTTATCTCCAGTTGCCCCTTTGGTTGCAGCACCAGTAGCGCCTTTATCGCCAGTTGCTCCTTTAGTAGCGGTACCAGTTGCGCCTTTAGTTCCGTCTATACCTTTATCTCCGGTAGCGCCTTTGGTTCCATCTATTCCTTTTTGACCGGTCTGTCCTTTGCTACCACCTGGTCCTTGAGGTCCCTGTATACTACCTTGTGCATTCCATTGACTTCCGTCCCATTGGTATACCTCACCGTCATCGGTGTCTAAATACTGATCATCTACGTTAGAAGGAGCAGTCGTTGGGGCACCAGCGGCTGATTGCCATTGTGATCCCTCAACCCCTTTCTGGCCCTTGTCGCCTGTCGCGCCCTTAGTACCGTCTACACCCTTCTGACCCTTATCTCCAGCAGTACCTTTATCTCCCGCTGTTCCTTTTGTGCCATCAATACCCTTCTGTCCGGTTTGTCCTTTATCTCCCGCTGTTCCTTTAGTTGCGGTACCGGTCGCTCCCTTGGCACCAGCAGTTCCCTTAGATCCCTCTATACTTCCTTGAGCAGCCCATGCACTGCCATTCCAAGAATATACTTCACCGTCGTCGGTGTCTAGGTACTGATCATTTGTGTTCGATGGAGCAGTAGTCGGAACACCAGCGGCTGATTGCCATTGTGAGCCTTCGACGCCTTTTTGGCCCTTGTCTCCTGTGGCACCTTTAGTACCATCAACACCTTTTAGTCCCTTTTCTCCTGTTGCTCCTTTTGTGCCATCTATTCCTTTCTGGCCTTTATCACCAGCAGTACCTTTATCTCCAGCCGTTCCTTTTGTGCCATCAACACCTTTTAGTCCTTTATCACCTGTTGCTCCTTTTGTGCCATCAAGACCTTTCTGGCCTTTATCACCAGTCTGTCCTTTGTCTCCAGCCGTTCCTTTTGTAGCAGTACCTGTGGCGCCCTTGTCTCCGGTCTGACCCTTTGAACCTCCTGGTCCCTCTATACTTCCTTGAGCGTTCCATGTTGTTCCATTCCATGAGTAAACCTCTCCATCATCCGTATTTAAATACTGATCGCGTATGTTTACACCATTGGTTGTTGGTACTCCACTAGAAGAAGTCCATTGTGAGCCTTGAACACCCTTAGCGCCAGTTGCTCCCTTAGTACCGTCAAGACCTTTCTGGCCTTTATCACCAGTTGCACCTTTTGTTCCGTCAAGACCTTTTTGGCCCTTGTCTCCCGCTGTTCCTTTTGTTCCGTCAAGACCTTTTTGGCCCTTGTCCCCGGCGGCACCCTTAGTAGCAGTACCCGTCGCTCCTTTAGGTCCTTGAATACTACCTGTGGAAGCCCACGCTGTTCCGTTCCATTGATAGACCTCACCGTCGTCGGTATCAAGATATTGGTCATCCACGTTAGATGGGGCAGCAGTCGGAACACCAGCAGCAGAGGTCCATTGTGATCCCTCAACTCCTTTAGCACCTGTGGCACCTTTGGTTCCATCTATACCTTTTTGTCCCTTATCTCCAGTTGTTCCCTTAGTTCCGTCAAGACCTTTCTGTCCCTTATCACCAGCCGTTCCTTTGTCTCCAGTAGCACCTTTGGTTCCATCTATACCTTTATCTCCGGTTGCGCCTTTTCCACCTCCTGGTCCTTGAGGTCCTTCAATGCTTCCCTGAGCAGTCCACGCAGTCCCATTCCAAGAATAGACTTCTCCATCATCAGTATCAAGATATTGATCTCCAGAATTCACCCCATTAGTTGTAGGTGCTCCATTGGAAGAGGTCCATTGCGAACCTTGCACTCCTTTAGCGCCTGTTTGACCCTTATCGCCAGTAGCACCCTTAGTACCGTCTATTCCTTTTTGACCTTTGTCTCCGTCTATACCCTTATCTCCGGTTTGACCCTTGGTGCCATCTATTCCTTTCTGACCAGTCTCTCCTTTCTGTCCTTTAACAGCGGCTCCAGTTGCTCCCTTCGCACCCGTAGGGCCTTCTATACTTCCTTGAGCAGCCCATGCACTGCCGTTCCATTGATAAACTTCTCCGTCGTCAGTATCCAGGTACTGATCGCCTATGTTTACGCCATTAGTTGTTGGTACTCCATTGGAAGAGGTCCACTGAGAACCTTGAACACCCTTAGCACCTGTGGCGCCCTTGTCTCCATCGACTCCTTTTTGACCCTTGTCACCATCTATTCCTTTTTGACCTTTGTCACCGGTGGTGCCTTTATCCCCTGTTGCTCCTTTTGTGCCATCTATTCCTTTCTGACCAGTCTCTCCTTTCTGACCAGTTGCACCTTTGTTACCAGTCGGCCCTTCGATACTACCTTTGGATACCCACGCTGTTCCGTTCCACTGATAAACTTCTCCATCGTCGGTGTCTAAATATTGATCATCAACATTAGATGGGGCACCAGTAGGGGTGCCGGGAGCAGACTGCCATTGTGAGCCTTCGACTCCTTTAGTACCAGTAGCACCTTTGTCTCCGGTTTGTCCCTTGACTCCATCAATACCTTTTTCGCCCTTATCACCGGTGGCACCTTTATCACCAGCAGTACCCTTAGTACCATCTATTCCTTTTTGACCGGTCTGTCCTTTATCACCAGTTGCACCTTTTCCACCTCCTGGTCCTTGAGGTCCTTCTATACTACCTGTTGAGTTCCACGCTGTTCCGTTCCACTGATAGACCTCACCGTCGTCAGTATCAAGATATTGATCGTCTGTATTAGAGGGCGCAGTAGTCGGGACACCAGCGGCTGATTGCCATTGCGATCCCTCGACCCCTTTAGCACCCGCTTCGCCTTTCTGGCCCTTATCTCCAGCCGTACCCTTGGTACCATCAACGCCTTTTTGGCCTTTGTCTCCAGCAGTACCTTTCCCTCCAGTAGGTCCTTCTATACTTCCCTGGGCAACCCAAGCGCTTGATTTGAATTCATAAACCTCTCCATCATCTGTATCAAGATATTGGTCTCCTTCATTATTACCAGTAGATGTTGGTGCTCCAGGAGCAGAAGTCCATTCAGATCCTCTGACACCATTTATTCCTTTATCACCAGTAGCGCCCTTAAGACCATCTATTCCTTTCTGACCCTTGTCTCCAGTCTGACCCTTGTCTCCAGTCTGTCCTTTATCTCCAGCGGTACCTTTTGTACCGTCTATACCCTTCTCTCCAGTAGCACCTTTTACAGAAGCACCAGCAGGTCCTTCTATATTACCTGTAGATACCCACGCTGTTCCGTTCCATTGGTACACCTCGCCGTCATCGGTGTCTAAGTATTGGTCATCTGTATTAGAAGGAGCAGTCGTTGGGACACCAGCAGCAGACTGCCACTGCGATCCCTCCACTCCTTTAGCGCCAGTAGCACCTTTAGTACCATCAACGCCTTTATCACCAGTAGCACCTTTAGTACCATCTATCCCTTTTTGACCTTTAGTACCGTCTATCCCTTTTTGACCTTTGTCACCAGTCTGCCCTTTGTCACCTGAGGCTCCTTTGTCTCCAGCGGTACCTTTTACAGAAGCGCCAGCAGGTCCCTCTATACTGCCTTGTGCATTCCACGCTGTTCCATCCCAAGAGTATATTTCACCGTCATCGGTATCCAGGTACTGATCGTCTATGTTTACGCCATTAGTTGTTGGTGCTCCATTGGAAGAGGTCCACTGAGAACCCTCAACTCCTTTCGCTCCAGTAGCACCTTTCTCTCCTTTAGCACCTTCATTTCCAGTAGCACCTTTTGTACCATCTATTCCCTTATCACCAGCAGTACCTTTTCCTCCTGTAGGGCCTTCTATACTACCTTGTGCATTCCATTGACTTCCATCCCACTGGTAAACTTCACCATCATCAGTGTCTAGATATTGATCATGTTCATTGACCCCATTAGTTGTTGGAGAGCCTGGGGCTGAGGTCCATTGAGAACCCTCTACTCCCTTGTCTCCAGTGGCTCCCTTAGTGCCATCTATTCCTTTATCTCCAGTAGCACCTTTAGTACCGTCGACTCCCTTGTCTCCAGTAGCACCTTTAGTACCGTCAGTCCCCTTATCTCCAGTGGTACCTTTAATACCAGTATCACCCTTGGATCCGGTTGCACCCTTAGTACCATCTATTCCTTTTTCGCCGGTCTGTCCTTTTTCTCCGGTAGTCCCCTTATCTCCAGTGGTACCTTTAATACCAGTATCACCCTTATCTCCGGTTGCACCCTTAGTGCCATCAATCCCTTTTTGACCAGTCTCTCCTTTTTCTCCGGCAGTTCCTTTAGTACCTTCAGTACCCTTGTCTCCTGTACTTCCTTTATCTCCTCTGTCACCTGTAGTTACAAATGACACTATTACATCATCGCTGTTTGCAAATGGATCAGCACTTGAAAAGCCCTGCTCACCTATGTCTATTGACCACCAACCTGTTTGATCAGTTAGATCACTAATACTAAACAACAGAAAGATTGAAGCATCGAGTCTCTTAGAAACCCTTACATGACCTTTAACAGCGGATGTTACAGATGATATAGTTGATAAAAAAGAATCAATGCTATTACCGTCATCATCGGTTGAGTCAATAGCCATTATAGTTGAAGTTGATTGATCTCCTCCACCCTGATTAACAACGACTATACCTGTTCCGGGATCAGCACTTACGTCTGTTGATGTACTAAATGTATAATCAAAAGTAGCACCACCAAAGTTACCTTCAGTACCCTTGGATCCTGTGTCCCCCTTAGTGCCATCAATACCTTTTTGACCGTCTACCCCTTTTTGTCCGGTTTGACCTTTATCTCCTGTTGCTCCTTTTACTCCAATCTCACCTTTCTCTCCAGTAGCGCCCTTATCACCAGCAGTGCCCTTGGTTCCATCTATCCCTTTATCACCGGTTGTTCCTTTATCTCCCGCTGTTCCTTTGTCACCGGTTGATCCTTTTACTCCGATATCACCCTTAACTCCGATTTCACCTTTATCTCCGGTAACTCCCTTATCTCCAGTAGTTCCCTTAACTCCGATTTCTCCTTTATCACCGGTAGTCCCTTTCTCACCAGTGGTACCCTTAACTCCTTGATCTCCTTTAACGCCAATCTCTCCCTTTTGACCTTTAGAACCTACCTCACCCTTCTCACCTTTGGCGCCAACAAGTTGAGTAACACTTCCGGGTGTTATTACCGCTGTTGTTTGAGGTGGTAGTGTAACGTCAAAGACGAGTCCTCCTGCTTCTATTACTATGATTTCTACTTCAGCCATTAGGGATTATTCTGAAATTTATGTTACTATGTCTTGCACTACTTCAAAGGTTCCGTAGAACCAGGTCTCAACAGTGCTTGCTGATGTAAGTGTTGATTGAAAGCCATACACATATGTACCTGCCGCAACTTGCATATTAGTCGAGGATATGGTTACTAAGAGGTTTCCATTTATATCTCCTGTTATAGAAATAAGACCATCTGCAATAACCAATGGTCCATTATCATATTCTCTAACCTCCATTTTAAATGAGTATAGAGTCAAGTCTAGTTTTACACCGTTTGATGATTTGACTACAGATTTTAAAATAAATGTATCACCACGTCGCGTACAGATATTCAACTGAGCAGCGTTGTTCATATTTAAGTTTGTCGGGTTAGGACATGAACATGGACTATTTGAGCATCCGCAAGCCATATTAGGATAGGGTTAGGTTTGTTATTACTTCTTCTTCAAGTGGAGGTCTATCTCCTTGTCTCTGGGCAATTAATTTACTCTGAGCAATTGTTTGTTTATCTATTCTAGCATCTTTGCGATCTTCAGAGGCCATTTGTTCCTGTTGCTTAACACCACTTTCGATCTGCTGCTCAACCACGCCATAGTCACCCTTCATTTGCTCAATCTGTATCTTAAAAGAATACTCAAGTTCCATGAGTTGCGCTTTTGCCTGTGTCTCTAATTGAATACGCTGTGCATCTATTTGAGCCTCAAGTTGTTTCTTTTGCATTTCAATCTGTCCAGAAACCTGTGATGACTGAGCATTTGCCTGAGATTGCATCTGCATATTTTGTGCAGCCATTTCTTGCTGCTGCTTCATACGTTTCTTTCTACGTACAATTAATAGGCGCTCTGCTTGTTCAACGTCTTTTATTTGCCTAACAGCGATAGCATCCTCAAGATCAATTTCTTTTTGAGCCAGCGCTATTTGAATGTTTTGTTCAAGATATTGCTTATCTAACTCATTCATCTCAGTTACAACCATCACTCCAAAGTTGTACATGGATAAGTTGTTAAACGAAGTGATTACCGCCATGTTTGTTTCTCCAATAGCATTTGTATACGCTTTATAGAGAATACTTTTAGGTGGAATAATCTGTAAACATCTTACAGTGTCTTCACAAACTTTTTTGTAAAGAACCATAGCAGCATTAGTAATATCATATATAGCATTATTACCCGCTGTTATTTGCTGCTGTCTAACACCCACAAGTGCGTCTCCCTTAGGTGATGTACCATCCATCACTTCATTGATGCCTGTAGCGTCTCTAATCATCCTTAGGTAGTGATTATAAACTGCGACTAACTCCTGTATGTTTCTAATAGCATTTCCTATCTCACGAACAGGAGGGTTCTGGAATCCACCTTCTGGGTTCTTGCTTCTATAATAGAAGATCCCTGTCTGCTCATAAATATCTTGAATCTCTAATGGTTGAAGTGATCCACCTCTACCTAATTGAACATTCTCTAGTCCCTCTATATCTATGATCAAACCATCCGGCTTTGCCTTGGCTATTGATTGTTGAATCTTAAGGTGACTTATCTGTAGCATATCAGCAAAACCAATAACAGAAGACACCATTGACTTAGGTATCATCCCTCTTATGTTTGTTGCTATTGCGCTGTATGAAAGGTTAGCCCGAGAAATGTCATGTACGTTCTTTGGTATGTTTTTCTTAGGCCCGTAGTTGTATAAGAAATCAGTACCGACAATGAATGTACCACCCCATACTGTAGCATTACTCATATACATTGCTTCTCTGTCATAAACAGAAGCAGTAGGAGCCTGATACTCAGTACCTTTGTAATAGAACCCAATGTTACCGAAGGAAGATGTTTTTTTCTCGTAAACAATATTATCTACAGACATGAACTCATAGTCCATTACCTCTATCTTATATTCATCAAAACCTTGACGGTATCTTGTACCAGGACGATCGTAGGTACTTCCTGTTGTTGAGAATTGAGTTGGGTTGTTGCCGTACTTATTCATTACGGTCTTAGCGATTTGCTCGTATTGCGCATCGGTAAACTGATCACCAGCAATACGTTTCAAATCCATTATTGTTATATACTTAAAGTGCCCAGCATATGTTAGATCACCAAAATTCGGATCGTCAGTATAGTTATGTACAAAGCGCTTTGGATCAACATACTCTTGTTTGATGCCATAATTAGGATCATTAGAGCGTTTAGCCACAGCCATACCAAGGGTAGCAAGGTCTTCAACACATCGACGATATATAGATTCATTAAAGTTGTTCCACTTAAGAGTCATTTCAGTAGCAATCTGGGCAGATATCTCAGCGTCGGTCTTTATGTTTGTATCAAGAAAGATCTCAGTTTCCTCTGGTGTTTCTGGTAATTTTGATGGATCTTGTTTTACATTTAAACCAAGCGACATGGCTTCTTCAATCATGTCACGGTTTTCGATACGTAATATTGTAGCGTTCTTCTTCTTGTCTTTCTCTGTTCTAGAAAGAGGATCAATAGCCTGTATCTGAGGATATGGTTCTTTAGATAAGATTTTATTTACAACAATCTTAACGAACTTAGGAACGATAGGAACTGGAGTGTAATCCAGTGTAAGTAAAGTTCCGTCTCCATTATTAGGATCTAAAGAGTTTAGTATCTGTCTGTAGATTGATGTGTCTTGAGTTCCCTGTGCATAATCTCTACAGCGTTCCATTTCGCTGTTTCTTCTGCCGTATAAGGAATTCTGATAGTCACTACCAACCCATTGAGCGAACATAGCCTTTGCGTATTGAAGGCCATAGGAAGTGCTCATCTTCTCCTCCGTGCTTGCTAATGCATCGGGAAAAGAAGATTGTCCTGTCTTATATTGATTGTCCATACTTGAGATTGCTACTTATGCAAATATACTTCTTATTATTTTCGTATAATTATCTGACCCTTCCTGAAGAACTGTTTCTTAGTGAAGTCTGATTTTGTTTCAACGGGCTTATGTCCCTGAGCAGCAAGCAATGCTAAACCGGCAGAGATAGAAAGATCATATTTTGTCCGATCATCAATCTTGAAATTTACCCAATCCTCTAAGGTTCTCTCGAAATACATTTTACCAAATTCTAAAGTGTCTTCATTTAACCCAACATGATCATGTATATATGCTTCAATTGCTTGAGCATGTGCTTGTATAACATCTTTCGAGTTGGACGGTATACCTTTTGTTTTAGTCTTTGTGCTCTGGAATTTAGAACCTAAGTGCTCTGGTCTTTCCATAAGGAAATGATCATAACCTCTTGTCTCAAAGTATCTTGCAATTCCATACTTGTTATTTTCAATCAATACAGGGTACCCGTAAAACTTTGCTGCCATTAAAACATCTTCATAAAATATTTTAGCAAGCGGGGGGCGAGATGCGTACTCAGCAACAAACATGTTCGATGGGTGTCCCATGTTGAACTTGTTGTAAAAATGACAAGCCCCCTTAGACCCTCTACCATCTACTGTTGCATCTATATCATAACTATCCACTCCGGCACATCCTATCCAGGCGTTCTCAGGTGTGGATTTATTTCTTAGATCAGCAGGAGGCATCCAGGCTATACGCCATCTACCGTTTGCATCTGGCTTAAACATTACCTCTGTATCTTTCTTTCCTCCTGTCCATACAAAGTTCCCTATAACTATAGGAGACGGATATAAGTCTTCATTGTATTCTACCTGCTCATAAATCTTTTGAACATTGAATAGAGATGCTTTGGCGCTGTCTCTAAATGCTTCGGCCTCTGAAAAGGGGAACTGACGTATTACTTCGTTAAGTTCATAAGAGTCGTTTACTAATGCCTTACGCTCATTCTTTAAATAGGTCTTAGCGCCTATAGATATAAGTTCACCGTACTCGGTATGCATAAGCGTATCTGGGTCTTCAACAACTGGTAATCCATATTTATCAAAGAATCCTTCAAGCGCATCATAACTAGGTATAAACACTGAGTATAATCCACTACGTGTTCGTCCGTTATCATTTCTTTCCATTGGATTGCTTCCATGGTATAAGTCCCTAAACTGCTTTCCTCCTCTGTCTAAAGGATTGACAGTGCTTCCAACTAATGCTTTACCGACTATTCTTCTACCGACAAGTAAACAAGTACGCTGTATCCTCCATGCTTCACGTATATCGTTTCCTTTCTCCCATTTACCTGCTTCATCAAGATAGAGTATATGTAGTTTCTCACCATCATAAGCATTGGTAGTAGTATTCTTCCAGTTAATAATAGTATTAAGTGCGTCTCCACTTGAGGATGTTTTGTTTTTCTTAGTGATCCTTTTAGATGGTTCACGAAAAGCAAGTTCCATACGTGGGTTGGTGGTACCGTCTTGAATAGGTTTAAAAAAGAATGGAAGTGATTTATATATAGGCACCACTTTCTTCATGAAGATATTTTCCTGGGCATCTGTTCCTGTCTTAGACATGATACCAAGCAACTTCTCTTTTACCTGTGTACCTTCGTTTACAAGTATAGATGCAGACATATTAGTGTATCCAGATCGACGACATTTAACGTATATCTGACCAACACATCTAGGATCTCTTATACAGGCTTCAAGATGTACGAATAGTTTCCTTTGAAAGTCGAGGAACGACGGGTAGCCAATGTCAATCTTACACCATTGCAAGAAAAAATAATGGTTCCCGGTGATATAGGTAGGTACCCCGTTGTTGTAAAACCATAATCCATCTTTACGTCTTTTAAATTCTTCACTAACATAGGGGGTATATTTCTTACGAAAAGTTTCCGGCATCTCCATCCACTCTTCCATTGATCTTATACGCTTTAAATCTTCAGGTAGTTCTTGGCGAACCCATCTTTGATCTTCTTTTTTCTTGTCGTGAAATAGAATTTTTCTTGAAGTAGGTTTTTTTGGGAACTGTATAGGCAAATCATAGTATATCTCAACATCTCCTTGTGTATTATCACGGCATATGTTGACAACGACCTCTTGTTCTACTTCTACTAAACCCGCCATCTTTGTTGTACATTAAATTAGTAGTCCCAGTAGATGCTGCTGGCTCTAATGAATACTTGATTACCTTGAGAATTGTTCTGCGAACCCTCCGGAATAATCTTGCTCTTCTTTAATTTCGCCACTTTCCTTAAGAGTCTTAATAAGTTTAAGAAGTCTTTCCCTTTCAATGATAAGTTCTTTAGCATCTACAGCGGTAATTTTAATTGCTTGAAGTTCTGCTTTTCTTTGAGAACCGCTAAGTTCTTGGTCTACAGGTTTTTGTATTTCATTGATCATATTATCAATAGCAATCTGCATTGCTTCAACAAGTCTCTGCGCTGTACTTATATTGTTATACTGTTTCGAGGACCTTGCCATAGATGTGCTTTAAGTAGACTCTGAATAATTTCTCACCATCCACATCCATTAAGTAGTCAGCATTCTTTCTGATTATTACTTTATCTCCAGGATATAGATTTAATTCCTCTAGACGATCAGAACCAAACCTTATATAACCATATTGGTTGTACTCTCTTTCTTTGTCTATCAGTTCAACAACACTACTCTGTAGTTCTTGTTCTTGTTCTGCGGGTACTAAAAACACCCATTCGCCTAGCAGTTTTATTTCACCAGTTTCCTTACTCTTATATGCATAAGCCTGGCAAGACAGTGGATCATACCCTCCTTCGTAATAAACTATATATACATCGTTGTTAGGATCAAGCCACTGACCTCTTTTAGAACTCTCTTCTAATTCATTAACACCGTCCTTAAGCACCAAGTGATTACCTCCAAGCACAACGTGATGATGAAAATACATAGTATCTCCTACGGATGCACCTGTGTCATACTTCTCTGGCACCCCTACAATTTCGCCTTCCATGGTTCTATGCTTGAACTCATCGAATCTTGTGTCTAAGAAAATTTCTTCTCCGTTGACGGTTACACTGTCCCGTGTTACACTAGGTACTTTTACCAGGAAATGTTTTAGAGGCCTCATTATAAAACTCGTAATACGTTATTTTCTGTATCCTCAAACTTTAATTTCGTAGTAGGAGCAGCGTCCCATAGATTTATTGCTAGAGCAGATCTTGTTCCTTTCGTGACCGCTGTTACCCGGTGCTCGTGGCTACCAGCATCAAAGATGATCATTCTATTATACTTCGCTTCGATGCGCTCAGGCTCCCTGTCAGGGCCATTGGAGAATATCTCTAGGTATCCACCTTCAATTTCCATTTGCAACGGATAAAACACTGTACCTATAATAGGAGAGGAAAGTTCTCCTTTTGATTTCCAAAGGTCTTCATCTTTGTCTAGGTGTAAGTTTAGGTCACATACAGATTTACCCTCACCATACTGACCAGTCCAATACTCAAACCCATCAAGAGACACAGACTCGTATATAGGATTTTCTTCCCATATATATGATATCAATCTTTTCTTTAATGTATCTGTTGGAGAATTCCACCATCCGTTCCACCAAAAGTAGGTGCCGTTTTCTGAGAAAAACTTTTCCTTGTTGAACTCAACTTCCATAAGGAGTTCGGTGTCTTTAATAAAATTGTCTATTACTATCATTCGAAGTCACAATCATGTTCAATTAATACTGGCATATCATCAACAGTCTTCCAAAGCATGACGCCTTGTTCCTTGTTGTAGATGTATACAAGATAGCGACGAATTCCATATTTAACAAAACATCTCTCGTCTAATATGATTGAGTCAATTACTGATTCACCTGCTGACTGACCTACATAGTAAGCCATTGCATCTTTCGGGTTCTGCCCGATGATGATCTTTCGAATAAGTTCCATTCCATTTAGTTTAACCAGTAGTTTATGGTTGATGAATCTGGATTATCGTCTTTGTCTTCAAAATAATCGTTATAAGATTCTACTACTGAATTTATCATTAATTCAAATTCTTCTTCTTCTACCATATGCATACCGCACATGAATTCGTACTTGTCGTTTGTGTCTAATACTTCGTCTCCTGGTATAAAAGATCCAAAGCAGTATATAGACGTGAAGTCCTCCTTGCCTCCGTAAGCGTCCATAAGGTCATCGATCTCAGAGAGTTTTAAACGGAGTTTTTTAAAGAAATCATTTCTATCACTGTCTGTCATTATAAGGTTGCGTTATCACCCATGTAATCAACCTCCAGAGATGTTTGGGTGGCATACACGTTAACACCAAGCCCATCGGCTTTACCCGTAAGTCTAACCATATAACCTGACACTCCATCCGAATAATAAAGAGCCTGGAGAGTAATTGTACTTATTTCACCTGCGTCTGCTGATGTTGTTATACTTCGAATGATTGTCCCTCCAACTTCTATATTAAAGTCAGCACCCGCTGTTAGAATCACTTGGATTGTTCCTGTTATTCTAAACCATCCTTCAATCTCGTTGATTAGAACAGCATCTCTTGGATCAGAAACTGTACCGAGAGTCAAGCCATTGAGTGGTGGACTAGCAGTGTTTACGAGTGTACCAAAATATACTGAACTCCCAGTTGCTGTAGTTGAAGTAGTCGCCGAACTGTCCTCGTATATCTCTGCGTACGAACCAATCGCGACAACCGCTGTAGTGCTCATTTGTATGGTTGCACTTTGACGAGCAAACATAATGCCTTGCGTTAACGTTCCAGCGGTTATAGAATTACCTACTGCCGTTGCTAAATCTGATTGCTCAATGTATTTATAAGCACTGGTGCTTTCGTCCCAGATCAGATACTTATCATTAGTCGCTGGCTGAGTGATTTGACTTAGTAGCGCTGGGTCTTTTAATTCAATAGTGCTACCCGTTGCAGACAGTGGGGTGTTTGCTGTGATCGATGCAGTACCAATTGGACTGGTGCTGAGGTTACGAGTAACTACAACCCCGCTACTAGACAGCATAAGAGCAGAAGTAACTGAAGTTGATGTAGAAGGTGTCCCAGATATTTTAAGAGCACCTGTGGTCTCTACTGTATCAGTGGATATTTTTAATGCTGAGTTATTACCTGCTCCATCTTGAACTACTTGTTCTGAAGAGCCTACATTGCTGTTTGCTAGTTTAAGCAAAAGGTTAAATGTATCTTTTATTTTATTTCCGCTAAGTGATGCCATATGATTATGTTTGTATGAGCAAAGATACTGATATGCCAAAAAGTACCGTAGACCGAAAGAAATTATTTCGATCGTTCTCTAAGATAGACAAAAAGTTTATTAAAGAAAACTATCTGAACAATATTACATTTCTATACAGAGACGCGAAGCACAACTATAACCTCACTAGATTAGAGGTAGACTTCATCATGTTTATTTATGACCTGGAGTTTTGGACGATTAAGTATGTCGCAGAGGCAATGAATAGAAGTGAGACTCAAATGCGCAAAGACTTTATCTGGAACATAAAGAAAAAAGGGTACATATATAAGCACTTCGATAAACTCACTCCTAGTGATAAACTAGAAGATCACATATTTAGGGATGAGACTAAGTATAATTACGCTGTACGTTATGCTTTATCACAAAAAGGTAGGCTTGTAGTAGCCAGGCTTTATAGAAAGATGCGCGGAGAAGAAGATTTTAACTTTTAGCCTTGCGTGCAGCGTCCATTGCCGGATCACTTTTACCCTTAGCGTGTGTTACAATTCTAAATGGCGCCTCTGGTGAAGCACCTTTATGAGGTTTGTAATCTCCTTTCATTAAGAAGTGACGACCACCTTCTGTCATCCAGTGGTAACCCTTTGGTGCTGAGACCTTTACAGATTTATTGCTTTTCTTTAGTTTCATTATCTGTAGTTTTTACGCATTTCATCAATTGCCTTACGGTTTTGAGAAACAAATTGTGAATCTTCTTTACCTCGTTGTTTTTTTATTTCACCTTTTGATGTGTCATATACGTACTGACCTGTCTGACTGTTTAACTTTCTTCCGTATATCTTATACAAAGGGTCAACCATCTTTGGCTGAACAGGGTCTGGATTAAGAATGTTTTTAGTTTTTAGTTTGATCAATGCTTCAAATGGATTAGAACTGCGTTTTGTCTGCATGTTCTTGATACCCATGTTAGGAGAATACTTAGAATCATAACCCTGTTTAAATCCGGTCTTAATACGATTTGGATATGCGTCCCCTTCCTTTCCGGTTGCTGAACCTCTGTACGTTCTATCTGTACTATAATCATAGTACCCAGTGTCGGACTTACCTGTACGATCTCTGGAGAACTTACCAATTACTGCATCTTGAATCTCTCCAAGGTTACCGTCTGGATCACTAACCTCTCCATCCTTCCCATCAAAAAATTTAGAGTCCGAAGTATAAGTACCTGAAGTAGTAGTCGTGTCACCTGTCGCTAAACGGAATCTTTTCTTCATAGGTTTGATACTTATTTATTTGACGACCTACCTGCGGCGGCTTTTGCAGCCATCCCTGCTTTGCCATATTTTTTTACACCAATTGAATATGCTATAGCGTCAGCGGATTCTTTACTCTTGCCAGACTTTTGAATAGAAGAACTTAATTTATTGAACGCTCCACCAGTCTTGTAACTTTTAATACGTCCCTGTGGGAGTTTCTGTGCATCTACACCTCTAACCTTTAGTTTTTCTTTGACAGCCTTCTTAGGCATCTTAACAAGTTCGCCAGATTCCTTATAATAAAGTTTGCCATCCTTGACCTCGTACATGTCAGGATTAAAAATCTCTTCAGCAACACCTTGATTAGTATACTTACTTAAACCTAGTTTGTCATTAAGCGCTCGTCTGAATTTCTTTGGCTCACCCATTGTTAGCGACCTAACTTAGATAACACTGCATTGGCATGCTTCTCAATCTGGGCCTCTGTAGCGCCGTCCTTACGCATCTGCTCAACCTCGCGGTCTACTTGGTTTTTGAGTTTTACATATGCTCTCTCACCTGCCGCTTCTTTTCTTTCTTCCTCTGTAGGATACTTGTATCCCTTAGGTTTTGGTGGTCCAAATACTTTGGGTTTTTTTTGCGGTGGGTTCTGCCCACCTACTCTGTATTTCTTCATTGTCTTGTTATTTCAAAAATAATATCATCAGACCTGTTACTCATTTTACTAAAGTCAAAGGTACAAAATTCCACTGCAAGTTCTGGATCTATAGCATTGCGCAGTGACTCTATATGTCTAATGTCCTGTATATCCTCAATAATCATCTTGCCACCTGGCTTGACCTTACATAGATAGTTCTTTATACAATAAACCTGAGAGGGTAAACTATGGGGGCCATCATCTATAATATAATCATAGGTATCATCTTCAAAGGAATCAACAGTGCTATCTATATACCCATCTAGGATATATAATTTTGCACGAGGGTACGCTGTATCTCCAGCCATCTCATGGAAGTTTGTAATGGTTTCTTCCCATATGTCCACACCTTCTATAATAGCATTGGTAAACCACTTATGCCACAACATAATGCTACCGCCAGACATCACACCCAACTCCAATATATTACTTACTCCCTCTCGGTCTGTGAATTCTTTGCTGTAATAGTTTTGGATATAAGAATGATGACTCCCCTTGTCAGTCAACATGCTGCCACGAGGATCTGGGTGGACCAACTCTGCTCTGTATATCTTCTCTAACTCTGATTTTGCCATACACAAATATAGTATCTTTGTCTTCTATGGAACTACGTGTAATAAGAATGTACAGTCAAGACGATTTTACTATCGGGGCATTGTATTTAGAGAATGAGAACGGCAGAGAGTTTCTCTGTTTTACCCTTGAAGACGAACACCGTGATAAGAAGGTAAAAGGGGAGACAAGAATACCTAAGGGCAAATATCAAGTCACACTTAGAACAGTGGGAGGGTTTGATAAAAGATACGAGGGTAAGTTTCCTAAAATGCATAAAGGGATGTTATGGGTTAGAGATGTGCCAGGATTCGAATACATACTAATACACATTGGGAACACTGACGAGAATACAGCAGGCTGTTTACTTGTTGGAGATTCCGCAGACATGAAGGGGATGATAGGAAGAAGTACAAACGCATACAAGAACATATACCCACGGATATCCAATGAGTTACTTAAGGATAATGAGGTGTGGATCACTTACGAGGACTTTGCTTGATTGAGTGTTTTATCCTATTGACTTTGTCCTTTTTTTACTGTAACTTTGGCCTGAGCAGGAAGAAGGTACTTATGAGCATTAACATTTGATTCTTTAGCATCGCGACAAGAAGAATCACAAGTGGTTATCGAAACACTTGATTCAACTAAACTTACTTCCCTCAATCGACAGCCTCCGTATCAGGGCACCCCTTTTGTAAAAAATTTCACAAACGAGTATTCTATTTACAGAGGTAATAGTTACCCATCGTTACGCGATAGGTAGCGTATTTACAGCGTGTTCTAGCGCATGCATTTTGGTTGACAAAGCATTCTGTTGACGCGCTTTTTCTAGTGCGTTACATCCAAGAAAATCATTGAGTAATATTCAGGACGGGGATTATGTATATATGTACACGCCCGCACAAGGAAACCGAAACGGATCTCCAGACCCCACGGGGGCATTAACGCGCGCTAATTCTTCCAGAATTCTGGCGTTTTACGTCGTCGTCACGGGCTCTCCCTTCGGGAGGGTCTTGGTCAGCGGTACCCCACAGCCAAACCAGTTCAGCATCCCCCTTGAAAAGGGGGCGGGAACAATCACCCCCCGAAACCTAGGCACATCATACAGGCCATGTGTTAACCCTTACCAAGGGTGGCGCATACATACAGGCCGTGGTTATCATCGTGCACTCGTTGCTACGTAGTAGCCGATTCTATTTCCGAGGCCAATCAGAGGAGCCTTGCACGTACTTCGTGCGCATAATGTACGCTCCAAGTATTAACTTTTCATTAACACTTTTCCGGGAAATGTCACCATAGATTTGCATCGAACCAAAACGAAAACGACGATGAGTCAACACAACACAACCCCCGTGAAACTGCTGAAAGCAGTGCAAAACAAGATCGATAAGGCTTTAGCCTTGATTGAAATGGCTAAGGAGTACGATGTCGATACACCTTCAACGTATGATGGGAGCACGATGGAATCGTACATAGATATCACAGATATCAGGGTAAAGGGCAAATATGTTTATATCGAAGAAGCAGAGCATGGTATCCATGCATATGGCTTTGCCAAGCGCTACAATACGAATAAGGTAGGTGATTGGGATGCAGATGGATTGGCAGATTGTAAGTATCATTTGAACCTTATATGTAGAACATATAGAAAAGCGATCAAGGCCAACTTTAAGGCACGGAATTACTACCCTACTAATGTAACACTTTAAACTACGTTTATTATGCGAATTTATTCAAACATTGACCAAGCGAACTTCCATGCATTCTACGAGTTCTTTCAGAACCGCAAACATGCAGTTGCATTAGACCTATTCCATAGGTTTTATCGTGACCTAGACCATGAGCAGAAACATGTCGTAATGGCGTCCGTCGAAGCGGAAATGTTCAAGGGTATATAAATCATTAACCATCCCCTAAAGGGGAGCAAATCAAATTCTATGAAAAGTTCAGTTAATTTTTACGATTTCAGCAATGCACTTAGTGGCCACTTCAGTTATGACGCTATGTTAGCGCTATTTGATTACTACGAGGAAATGGAGGAGGACATGGGGCAGGAGATTGCCTTCGATCCCGTAGCAATACGCTGTGACTGGTCGGAGTACGTAAGCCTAAAGGCCGTGCAGGACGATTACCCAAGCATAGGCATTGAGAGCGTGGAGGACATCATGGACTACGGAAGCGTAGTTGTTTTGCCAAACGATAACTGGAGAGACTTCCTTAAGGAATTCCCGCAGTATTACGGCGAAGACTTTTGCAGTGCCGGTCTACTGGTCACCCAGTTCTAAGCAAGGGCATAAGGGTATAGCATGGAGCGCCGAAAGGTGAAGGATCGTTACCTTCTATATCCCCTAATTTAAAACCAGTTTCTATGAAAAAAGGTGTTAAGGTAGCATGGCAGTACATGCTCAAAGGCGAACTTGTAACGGGTTCGATGCAGGTCAGCGAAGGCGCTGATGGTGTAGGTCATGTCGTGGTCAGAGACTGCGAAGGCGATCCGATCAACGGGTCTTGTGAGTATTCAGCCCTTGACGAGGGTATTCTTGGGGAGTTGTGACCGAGTTGGAAAGACTCAAAAAGGCGCATTGCATTATGCGATCTGAGGCCATGCATAACGAGGATGAGCGGCGCTGCGCTATGGCGCTGCTTATCCAAGTGCATAGCAAGTACGGCACAACAAGCGTAGTAGCGATACGAGAGATTCTAAGGTAAGTACCCTAAAGGGTAATAAATTAATTTAACGGCTTTAACATTTCATTAACGCAATACTTGGAAATATCGCCATTTATTTGCACCAACAATATGAATTAATAAACGAATAGATTATGAATGCAAGACAATTGATTGATGGGCTTACCCATATAGCAAAGGACAATGGAGTTAATTTAGAAAACTTACAAGTAAACTATAGGTATGATTTTGATTCAGATGTAGTTGAAAATGCTAGTTTTTTATTTTCTATTGGATTATCAGGAAAAACGGACTTACATAAAGTAGACTTTGTCTTTAAAGATTTGTTTGATGAAGTGAATAATAACAGGCTAGAGAGCGTAGTCTTAACAACCCTATCCGATGAAAACTAATTTCCTAAGCCTACACGAGATAGGCATGACCAAGGCAATGATCAGAAAACAGATCGACAGATTCGTTGATGAGATCAGCGTGGATGACGAGAGGATGGAGCAGGTCATGGATGCGTTAACGCTGTTAAACCAGCACGAAGACAAGTACACGGCAACGGAGGCGGAAAACCTGCTCTCATGGTACATAACGTCACACGATGAATGTGTTGATGAAAACCAAGAGGGTTTTACCGGGCTTGAAGTTTACAGAGTAAAGAAGAAGATCGAAGGATACGATAAGGCCATGGATGCTATAGAGTGCATTCGAGGCGAGTGGATGAGCGGAGTTCATGGGTATTCACTGGAGCATGATACGTATGAATCTTCAGTGCGAATTTAAACGATAATTATATGGAACCGATACAGATTTGGAATGACTTTTTTAAGTGCCATCAAGATGAAAGGGCACATAACATGTTTGGTGTTTACTACTTCGAATGCAATGAGCACGAGCAGTTTATGGTACTGCATTCGGTAGATAACATGTATAGGCATTATATTGAGACGCAACATTAAGATCATGTAAGGGCTATGTCCTAGGGCACCGTAACAAGGCGAAAGGTTTTGGTTTGGTTTACGCTGTTGTTCTTATAGATTCACGATCTATGGTGCCCTCTAAAGAGAAAAGTTTTTTATTCGCTTTAACATTTCATTAACGCATTATCTAAAATTGTCGCCGTTTGTTTGTGGCATAAATTATCGCTCTATGAAAAATCGGATTGTTTGGAAAGAAGGTGAAAACATCTTCGTAGTACGTAAGGGGAAGACATCTAATGATAAGATATCAGATGGTAAGCCCTTAGTACAGACGTACACATTTAGCGAAAAGCAATGGGTATTGGCGAGTACATCGAAAGGCTTTGGCATGAAGAAGTTTTTCGCATTAGATGGCAGTAACTGCTTAGATTGTCCGTACTCGGGAAACCAAGGTAAAGGCGGATGCTATACCCATAAGTTTAACCAGTACGTCGGCTTTTTGTCCATGCTCAGAAGTATAAGCATAGAAGACCTTACACCTTTGGATCGTGACAAACAACATGAGATCATAAAAATGTCATTCAATACATACGTAAGGTTTGGTACATATGGTGAACCATCGCTGTTGCCTATTTCATTGATCAACGGCATATCATATGTTGCAGATGGATGGACTGGTTATACTCACCAATGGGAGAAAAAATGGGCTAATGAATATAACAAATGGTTTATGGCATCTACTCATGATGCGAAGGAACAACGCAAAGCCCGTACGATTGGCTTTAGAAGTTTTATTGCTACAACAATAGGAACGGAGAAGGCCGTAAGTTGCCCTGCATCTAAAGAGATGGACTACAAAAGTAACTGCGCCAAATGTGGGCTATGTAGTGGCATGTTAGGCAAGGGAACGAAGGACATTAAGATTCTAGAACACTAATTTAAACTAACATGGATGGTATTAACACTAAAATTTATAATTTATGCTAAATCAAAACGACCCGTCATTTATGGCAGAGCAAAATGAATTCTATTCCGACAAGTGCGGGTATTGTATGGAGTACGTTGGTCATGACGACGAATGTACGAACACGTTCTGCGATGGATATGATATAGAAACAAATATTTAATGCTTATGGATACGAAAACTTATTGTGTTGCACACACATCAAACATGCAAGAAGACAATTACTTGTACGCTTTGGAATCAATGGAAGAAGCGCAGAAGGTGTTTAAAGGGGTGGTAACCCACATGAAGGAATACGCTACGGAAACATTAGAGGAGAGCGAAAAATCGTTTTATTGTGAAACGGACGAAACATACGAACGATGTACAATATTCGTAATCGAGAAGCGAAGCCGAGCGAACGGCGCAATGGGAATATCTATGTAGGTACTCCTATGTACTTGGGGCATCATGTCAAGACAATTGGTTTGGTTCATGTTGTTGACTCAGTAGGTTCGTGGCCTACGATGCCCCCTAATTTAATTAATGCTTATGGAGGATACAAAGGTGTACGTTAAAAGCGTAAGGTATTTTGAAACACGGAGAGGTTTAGGATACCAATGTAAAACCAATCACGGATTTGAGATTTGGAATGATGGAAGCGGGGGAAGTACCTACATAGATGGTGCGGGGGTAATGCCTAACAGCATTGTATACGAGATGTTACGAAAGCAATTCCCCGATGCGGACTTACATAGTTACGATATTGAAGAAGCCTTAGAAGGTTTAATTAATGAATATGAATCAGTTAAATAAAATGGATGACATTATGATGGACGAATTTGTTACCTTTTGCAAGGAGAGTTGTGAACAACACCCACATTTTAGCGAAACGATCATGGACTATTTCGATTTAGCCATGGATGAGATGGAGCAAGGAGGATCTCAACAACACGAGATCGAACTTGCCGTTAATGATATACAAAGTGTATGTGGATTATGAACGAGCAATTAAGATTGATTAAAGAGATCACCTACAACGTACAGAATGCTTTAGACACTGCGGAATTGTTACACCATAGTTTTGAGGTACACAAACTGCGTATTGCTATAGAGAAGTTAGCGCTGTTAGAAGTAGATGTGAAGACTGATGTAACTATTGTTGAATTATGCATGAGGGATTTATCCTATGCAGGAATAGAAAAATAATAACTATGATTAATAAAGACTTTGAACCCAAACGTAAACCTTCTATGCTTGTGGAGGCTGTAGCGTGGTTCTTTTTATACGCACCAATATTCACTTTCTTCTATTGCATTGTGCAGGGGATTAAATACTTGACTGGATCATGATACGTAAATACAGACACATAAGGAATACACAGAGGTTTATAGATATGTTGTTTATAGATCAGATCAATCTCACTATAGTTGCCAGTCGATTCGGATGGTCAGATGAGATACAGAATGAACTAACTAATTCAGCGCTGTTGATTCGTAAGTATCAACGTAGGCTAAGATTAATACGTATGTAATGGGGGAGTTTCAATTATACAAAAAGGTAGAGGGCATGAAGTATCCTCAAGAGGACTTGAATATTGAGCGTCATTGGCAACACATGATAACTTATGCGCTTCGTAAATACCAAAGCCCTAGGGAGGCATCAAAGCATCTAGGTATTACAGCGAGGACTGTGTTTAGACTCATCAAGAGATACGATATTGATTGGAAAACACCAGACCTACAAGAACTTCCAGAGATAGAACTTTATGATCAATAAAAAACATATGAAAACTAATTATTTTTACGAGGTGCCGTGTACATATATATACGAGGTAGAGGCAAACTCAGAAGAGGAGGCAAGGAAACTGTTGATAATAGATGGAGGTACCAAGATAAAGGGTGTTGCATCTGTATTTCAAGACGCATATCTAAATGCCAAGTTTATTGGGCAGGAAGAGATCGCTATAGTTTACCCATTTGAAAGAGGTGATACATATTATACAATCGAACAGACTGGAGCAGGGTATGAGGCTTGTGAATCTGTATGGGATGACGTAAGCGAGGCTCTGTATGACATGGATCCTGAGTCAGTGTACTTCAAGAGTAAGGGAAATGCTTGGAAAGGTGTAAGACTTATAAATTCAATCGAGAAGTTCGACAAGTATTATGATAGATCAGAGGATTTTATTGCTTATGAAAGAGGTAGACAGCAACATAACGCTATTAGACTTCTTGCTGATGAATTAAATGAAGCAGGGTCTAATATAATTAACAAATACCTTGTCTATTAACATTATATTGTTTATTATTGTATCAAACAAATTTACATATGAGTAATACATACCAGTTTAAAACAACAAACATCAAAGGGAAGCAATACGTTGAGGTAAATCAACGTGTTAAAGCATTCAGACTATTAAGTGAGTACAGCGGGTACACTCTTCGTACTGATGTAATACAGTTAGATCCCGAGTCTTGTGTAATTCAAGCAACCATACGGGATAAAAATGAAGTCATTGTCGCTCAAGGCATGGCTCAAGAAGATAAGAGTTCTTCACGTATCAATCAAACATCTTACATAGAGAATTGTGAAACATCCGCCATAGGTAGAGCACTTGGGTTCCTAGGTATAGGTATAGAGACATCCATAGCAACGGCCGATGAAGTAGGTATGGCAATCGCTAAACAAGATGCTCCAGTACCTAAGGAAAGCCTTAATGAGATATTCAAAAGTAGTGTTGAGTATATCAAAGGAGGTTCCAACAAACCACAACGTGCAGAAAGACTGTCTCAGATTAAGACAAAGTACGGGAGTACATTGACTAAGAGTCAGTTAGAAAAACTAGACAAGTTATTATGACTGATCAATGGTTTCAATCCTTAGTCGATAAGACTGGAAAGAAGTATCTCTCTTACTCCTCTATTAAGTTAGCACTTCAAGACATAGCGCTGTTTGAGTTATACATGCAGGGTAAACTAAAGAAGACATCCCAAGCCTTAACATTCGGTAGCGCTTATGATTGCTTATTGTTTACACCCGAGTTGTTTGATGATCAATTCCACGTACTGGATGATAAGCAGATTATACTTGAGGTAGGCGGCAAGAATCCACGTGTAACCAAAAGGTATAAAGAATGGAGAGATGCTGAGATTGAAAGTGTAGGTAATAAAGAACTAGTTACCGAAGCAGATTACACTCAGTGTATAGACATGATCACAAGACTTGATGATAGTGGCGTACGTTCAATATACTTAGAGGGTAAATTTCAAGTAGAGTTTCTTCAAGAGATAGACTTTGATGGCATAAAGGTGCCAGTACGTGGGTTCTTAGATACTCTAGGAGATGGATTCATTTCAGATTCAAAATCATCACGAAGCATTAAGGGATTCTCAAGAGATGTGATCGCTTATGGCTACGATATTCAAGCATACATATACTCTCAAGCCTTTGGGCTTAAGGATTTTTACTGGGTAGTACAAGAAAAGTCTTACCCGTATTTGCCAGCAGTATATAAAGCATCCGAAGAAACCCTGGACTTCGGTAAAAAGAAGGTTGCTCGGGCACTCAACATAATCAAATCGCATTATGAAGAAAGCAAGACAGCCAGTCATTTTTTTATTTCAGGGGAAATTTAATCTTAATTGATATGGATCAAGAAAAGAAGGACATCTACATTGGATTTGTAGGTGACAAGAAAGAGTACGACAGCGGTGTCGTGAAGTATGACATCTCTTTTAAAGAGGCTCAACTAGAAGAGTTGAAGAAGTATGTTACCCAATCGGGTAATGTAAACATGGACTTTGTTATTAAGTCGGATGGCAATGCATTCTTATCGACGTTCAACCCAAGAGCGCCGAAGAATCAGATGTATGCTAAGAACGAGCAGAACACAACAGTTGCGGCAGCAGATGCGGCCAAGGCAGGTGCTGATCTACCGTTTTAATTAATTAAGAAAGTGGGGTGTCCTTTGATGGCTTTGAGCGCTGTTAATTAAAGGCGCCCCCTTTTTTAAACTAACACTATTAATATGGCAGGTAATTTCGGTGACGTAAGTCAAAGTAGTAACAGAGTCCTAGACAAAGGACCTAAGAGGTATACTATTACTTTTAATAAGAGAAAAAAAAGATGGCAACTAAAAAAAAGAAACTCAATAGTGTTCAGCGCTACGGAGAAAAAGGACGTGGATTTTTGGTACAAGGAAGTGATCAGCAAGAATTGTCTAATATTTTAAAGGACACAAAATACTTTGTTGAAATAGGTAGTTGTGACTTTGATACTTTAAACGATCAACTGGCTACGAAAGGATGGAGCGGAGTTGTTGTTGAACCAATCAAAAAATACTTAGACAATCTAACGAAGAGACCTAATGTGACGTACATAAATTGCGCTGTTGACTTTAAGAGAGGTCAGCGTAACATGGATGTGTTTAAAGATGAGTACGTAAACGAAGACAAGGACTTTGCAGGGATGACTTCTTTTAGTGAGAGAATACTTCCAGTGAATGTCAATAAGGTAGTCAAGCAGATGATACCTACCATTACATATAACGATGTCCTATCCATGAGTAAGGTGCCATGTATAGATTATCTGAAAATTGATACAGAAGGTAACGATTTAGTTATACTTAAGACCATTGACTTTAACACACCACAGCGCCCTCGTTTTATTAAGACTGAGCACAAGTACTGTGACAGTATAGCGATGCGTGAGTTACTGGAAAGCAACGGATATCTTGTTTACTCAGAGAGCAGTGACATGTACGCAATAGATAGATTGTGATGAGTCAGATGAAACAATTCCTACGCATTGCAAACGCAAGATTAAAAAAGATATACAAGAACAAAGAACAGAGAAGAGCATGGGCTTCTAAGATGTATGTTCGATGGCTTGACAGAAAGAATTAGTTAATACAAGACAAGAGGAATCTTTACTAATTTTAATTAATAAGGGGTTTATGTTTTACGCACAGCGACATGCTATCCCGGGATAGGTGATCGTTACCCGTTCCTTTTGTTAAGTAGGAATGCATTGGAAGAAGCAGGTTATCTTAAACTAATCCCTTGTAGGGAAACACTTTAGGTTAAATACGCCCTGACTTCTCCCGTGCTTCTCCAAATATATAAGCGAGGTGGATGTACTAATATTATTAGTCTTTACTTGGGGAAGTATCCACCTTGCTTTTAACCTTTAACACCAAAGAGAGATGATAGCAATCGTAATTATACTAATCATGGCGGTAACTCTTATAAGAAGAGAGTACTTAATGATCAGAGATATAAAAAGAAAAACAAATCGTTACAAAAAGAATTAAGCCATATGAAAAAATGTAAGTCCGTTAGCAGAAGCGGGATGTGTAAAGAAGTACAGGTTTATGTGGACAGAAGATTAGAGTTGTTGAGTTTACTCCATGCTTCTGATGGCACAAAGAGTAAGCATGATCCAGGAGATAAACTTTCATCACTAGTAGGGGGATTGCTAAAAGAGATAGAAGAAGTTGCTCCAAATTATTACAAGCAAATAAAGATAGACTGAAATGAAAAGAGCAATAGATTACTATACAGTATTAAAGGCTGAGAATGAAAACATAATTAATATTGCATTAAAAGTGTTTTGTGATTTAAATAATATTCATGACCCATCTGTATTAAAAAATAAGGGTAGACAAAGACTACACGTAGATACAAGAACTCTTGTGTGGTGTTTCCTAAGGGCCAATACATCAATGGGCACCATAAGTCTTGCTAGGTTATTCAATAGAGATCACACTACGTTTTTACATTCACAAAAATCACACTTAAGAAATTTAGAGATTTTTAAAGGCGATAGGTATGTGAATCCTGAATACGCTAGGAAGTGGGAAGAAGGTATTCAAAACATAGCAACCATCGTTAAGAAGGAAGGTGTGGATGCAGGTAAATTAAGATACAAACTTGTTATCTACGCGGATTCTCCAATAAACTTCAAGAACCACGTCGTAGTAAACGTATGCGATCTACAGAACTTAGTTCAGCAGGATCTACAAGATTGGCAAAACGAAATACTAGCAAGAGAATTAAAAGTTGTAATCGATAGACTGGCTGAGATATGAGTCAAGGTCAAGACATCTTCTACTATGTAGTAAATGTTATTTACCAAAGAAAGATCGGGAAAAAAATGTATCCGCTTAAAGGATACGAACTTACATGCGTTAGTAGAGCAAAGAACATGAGGGACTTAAACAAAGATAATAATACTTTGTATTTTTTGGAGAAACAGATGTCAACCAATGCTAAGAAACTTAACTTCCGTGTCTCTAAAATTCTTTCTCAAAAGAAAATAGGGCATTCATTATTCCACAAAGAAAGTACATACACTGATGAGTTCAAATGATACGATTACAATATTCTCTTCGATCACAAATATCGATGACCCACATTATATAACCTTAGACAAAGCATTAGATAGAATCAGAGAGGGTAAGTCAAAGCCCAAGGTGGATGAAGTTAGGGCTGGAGACAGCGCTGTTAAAAAGACTTTGCCAGTTGCTTTGTTCTCAGGGGTATTCACTGGAAGAAGAGACAATGATATCAAGGGACATAGTGGTTATATTATATTAGACTTTGATCATATAGATGTTGAGGACTATAAGTCTTTACTGGGGACTGATGACAATATACGTGCTTGTTGGACATCACCTAGTGGGGATGGATTAAAAGCACTAGTCAAGGTATCCAATAGTGAAAGACATAGAGATCATTTCAGAGCACTTCAATCATACTTTGAACGAACGTATGGACTAGAGGTAGATCCTTCAGGTATCAACGTCTCACGTGCGTGCTTCGAGAGTTATGATCCCGACCTTATAAGTAACGATGGCTCCAAGGTATTTGGTGCTATGCTTTCTGAGAACACTCAGCATCAAGAAGTTCTTGAAAGAAAATCTTATACTGACTACGATAAAATAGATATTGTAGCACGAATGATACGTAAGGCTCCCGACGGAGAGAAGCATACAACTCTTCTTAGAGCGGCTATCTTATGTGGTGGGTACATATCTGCCGGAAGGATGGAAGAGGACGAAGCGATGCGCGTTATGCTTCGTGAGTTACAGTTACGTGACACAGTTGATGATCTTGAACTCGCGAAGAAGACAATTATAGATGGTGTGCACCAAGGTAAGTCTATGCCTATTCGTGAAATCATTGACGATGAGAATACAATACGTAGGGAGATGCGTGTCCTGGATGGTGACATGTCCTTTATCTCTTCAGATGATAGTGACTTAGACTGGATAAATAAGTTTGCTAATGGACAGATAGAGAAAGGACTAAGCACTGGGTTGCCCGAGTTGGATAACTTCTATTTATTTAAGAAAGAGTTTTGCATTATTAACGGGCATAGCAATGTGGGTAAAACTACTATGGCGCTGTATCTTATGGTGGCTGCTTCAGTAAATCATGGATGGCGTTGGATTATATACTCATCTGAGAATCGTACTGCTGCGGTGAAGATGCGATTAATGGAATTTATAGTTGATATTAAAATAAATGACATGCACTATGAAGAAAGAATTGCTGCGTTTAAATGGGTGAACAAACACTTTACGATCATTAGTAATAAGCAGGTGTATTCTTATACTGACCTACTTGTATTTGCTGAGAAACTTATTAGACAAGAAAAATACGAGGGACTATTTATAGATCCATATAACTCCTTGAAGATGACAATGTCAAAAAACACACAAGTATCTTCTCATGAGTATCATTACGAGGCGGCTTCAGAGATGCTAACCTTTAGTGTAAAGCACAATATGGCAGTGTGGTTAAACACTCACTCTATTACTGAGGCTCAAAGAACTAAGGGGCCTGACGGACAATCTATTGCTCCCTCTGCTGCAATGACTGAAGGCGGTGGTAAGTTTGTAAACCGTGCCGATGTTTTCCTGACATTCCATAGAAAGGTGTCTTCAGGAGACTATGATCTAAGAAGAAGAACAGAGATTCACGTACGTAAGCAACGTAATCAAGAGACCGGAGGTCAGCCTACTCCATGGGACGAGCCAATTATATTGGAGATCAACAGCACAAAGACCGGATTCAGTGGGCTTGCTACTGGTAATAAATGTTTCAAAGCCGCTGCATATAATGTTGCATTATTGGATTTATAGTATTATATTAAGGCATGAAGGATTACGAAGAAATTGTACTACAACTTCCTAAGCCACCGTCACTTAATAAATTCTATAGTGGACGTCACTTTGCTATACGTCAGAAGTATAAAAAAGAATATTGGGAGGCAATAGCAGAGGTAATGGAGGGCATGGATAAGTTTCATATGGATAAGATGGAACTACATGTACGATACAATTGCAGGTTCGATGTTGACAATGCTATATGTTGTAGCAAATTCTTAGCAGATTATCTTCGTAATCACAGTTATATTATGGACGACAGTCCTAAGTTCTTTACTAAGCAATCAACTCAATATGATCCAACGGTAGAGAAAGATAAGTTTGTTGCAACAATAAAGGGCTATGGATACAAAATCACTGAGTAAAATCTACTTCCTAGCAACCAGTCGAATGCACGATGCATCTACTGAGTTGTACGAGAGTCTACATGACTCCTCAGGAAACCCACGTTCAGATGCTGAACGATTACACAATACAATTAGAAAGTATAAAAGAGATATTGATTCAGAGTTTGATATGATTCGCTCTGTGTTACTAGAGTTCTATGATGACACTGATTTATCTTGATGGATTAAACGGTATTAATTATCACAGATTAATGACTCCGTTTTTAAGACTTAAAGCAGAAGAAGGATTGGAGATTCATTTCTTTGAGGACTTTAACGAGTTGAAAGACTGGGATTTATCTACGGTAAAAAACCTTGTAGTCTCAAGAAGGTGTAGTGTATCTAATCATAAGGAATTCAAGAAGTACTTAGTAGACAATGACATTAAGTTAATTCTAGATAATGACGACTACTGGAATCTTCCTAAGCATAATCCAGCACACGATTACTACAAGAATGTAGAAGGTCCAAACATCAAGGCAACAATTAAGATTGCTGATGAGATATGGTCCCCCTCTAAATACCTTATTAAGATAATGAGGAAGATCAACAGCAAGCCTATCTATAGGCTTATCCCTAACACTATATACGAGAATGAAAAACAATGGGCGGATCCACAGAAGGATGCAAGCCCAGAGTTAAAGGTTAGATTTGGATACGTAGGTGCTAATGGTCATCAAAAAGATTTAGATCGTATGGGTATGACCTTTGAGGATCATGAGTTGTACTCTATGAATCTTATGGATTACCCAGAAAGATTAAAGGCTAAGTATAGAATGAATCCCGTAGACATTACACAGTATGCGCATCTATATAAGTACTTTGATGTATCGCTGTCTCCATTAGAGAACACTATATTCAATCGATGTAAGTCAGAACTAAAGGTCGTTGAGGCAGGGTATACGAAGACAGCGATCATCGCTAGTGCAGAGAGTCCATACAAAGAGCACATAATACATAATGAAACCGGTATACTGTGCAAGACAAGGGCAGACTGGAGAAGGGAAGTCAAAGCAATGACGTTACCTAAGGCTTGGAGACTAGCCAACAATCTGTATGAGTATGTGAAAGAGCACTACGATCTATCTACTATAAACAAAGAAAGACTAAAAGGATTGTCGTGATAAAACTCCCTATACCATCTTACCTAAAGGAATACTCCAATGACTTAACTCTGAAAAGAATTGAGGCAAATAAAATAAGATACGAGGGCACACAGAAACAGAGAACTGGGATAAAGAAATCTGTTCTACTAGGAGAGATATCCAGGGAGTATTATACAGAGTACTTAGGGATACTAGGTGAGTTGCTTGTAAGACATTACTATGAAGTAACTCCAGAGTATTCTAGATACACAGTGTCTACGCTGTTGAAGCAAACCAAGGACGTTACAGATGATCCTGACATACACGTAATAAAAAACAAAGAGACACAAAGAGTAAGTATAAAGACTTGTGAGAATTCGTTTAAAGCAAACAAGTATGCAATGGATAAAGAGTCTTCTGATATCGTTGTGTTTATACTGTTCACTTCGCCTGAAGATTACGTTGTAGGCAATTTCAAGCCCGATGAAGTAAGGTCCTGGAAGGTAAGATACGCATACTCACCATATTACGAATCCAAACCTTAATCAAGGTATTTTGTATCTTCGCTGTTCCCTCAATTTCGAGGGCTACAAACATTTTTATATATCATTATGGAAGACTTTGAATCATTCGTATCGGAACTTGAATCCGCTGAACAACCCGTGTGTGGCATCTCTAATCAAGAGGACTGTGAAGCCTGCGGATCCTGAGTAAGGATAAGGAATCTAAAGAATGTGATGCTTACGTAAAAAGCGCGCAAGAAGTAGAAGTAATAGCAGATAAAAAGCAAACTTGTATACCTTGTTGTACCAATTGTCGCTGTCCCTCATAACGAGGGATGGCACAGGGACTTCTATCACCTGTATGATTGTATCTGATTCACAAGTAGCATCTATCATGATAGTGTCAAACGCTCGAACTATCTTAACTTTAAGTCTATCCTTTGTAATAGTAATGGTGTCACGCTGTTGAAGTGTTACAGTGTCACGCACTGATACCGGAGCAGTTACAATCGTATCCGTAACAACAACCGTTTTCACTTCTAGTATACTCGGATCTTTCTTTATGGCTTTTTTCAGGTGCCACTGGGCGCCGCAACTCGTCAATAATGCGCTCAGTATTAAGAGATATACGTAGTGGTGTAACTTTTTCATGCATTTTATTATCTTCTTGGAAACATTTTAACTTCTTCAGTAACCTTACTGTCGGTATCTCTTATTATGAACCCACTATTTATTAGGTCTAAGATAATAATAATCCATCTCATTGCTAACGGAATTGATAATTAATACCTGCTCTCAGGTTAAAGATCTCTCTACCCCAATAGTTCATATACTCTGCTTCCGCAAACAACCCTAGTTTTTTACCAACCTTCCATCCTAAGACAACACCTCCGGTATAATCAGTCCAATGATTATTGCCTTGTACAAATTGAGAGTAACTAAATTGAGGATCACCTATGACTTGCACATGGTAAGGAAGTATACTTCCCCAGGCATGAATCCAAAAGTTATCTTCGTAATGATAGTAATCTAAGCCTGCTATCGCTGACAAAGATCCAAGTATACCTACCTCACTTAATCTTGCAGCATTGAAATCATTGACTAAAGACCCGTAGATGTACTGTCTGAAATCTTTATCGGTATCAGCAACACGTTCTCCTTCGCTGTTCTCCCACCACCAGTCTTGATTGTCAATCTCATCATCGTTATCGTAATCTATTCCGTAGTAGTTGTCAACGTAACCATAGTCATGAGCGAGATCCCACCATGCTTTTTGCTCCAGATATACTGCAATTGGATTATATCCATACGCTTGATGTTGACGTCCAGCAATACCAACACTAAAATCTAATTCACCTACGTGTAGTCTTGCTCTAGACTCTACTTGTGTGTACTCAAGTTTTACTAAACCCTGATTGTAGAACTCTCCTTTTATTATGAAGTACTTAGCAAGGTATCTAAGGAAGTATCTCTGGTTGGTATATCCTCTACCCTGCTGACGACCTAAATCGTATTGTGCTAGGTACTCAAACCCTCTTACAGAACCAACGGTTGCACTAAGCGCTGTTGTGCTTTCTGTTTGACCATCGTAAAATCTATTCTGCTTATTCTCATAATCATATCTAGCAACCCTACGTATACCTATAGACGCTTTGTAATCATATGAGTTCTCTATTGTTATGTCCTGAACGTCTCCACCCTGAGTAACGAAGTATTCTTTTTGAGCAGGCATAGGTGATGAAGCAAAGACACTGGTGTAAACAGTAGCATACTTAAAGATACCTCCAACCTTTTGTGCTTGTGCTATTGTTGCACATAACATAAAAAATGTGATCAGTATACCTCTCATATTAGAATTTGTTTGCTCCGGTTAATTCGTCTATTACCTCTTGAATATCTTTATGTGTAACACTTAAGGTTAATGATAACCCAGGCTCCCATCTATCAATCTCTTTTCCATTCTTATACAAAACAATAGTAGGCACAGATTTTATTTTACCAAACTCCTTTACGTCTGGATCATCTATCCATAGGCTCAAAACCTTTGCGTCACTTATTCCGGTAAGGGGTACGCTTTTGGTAGTATTGAAGGATGCATTATAATGGATCACAACTAAACCTTTGCTTGGTATCTTGAACGAACAAAACAATATAACGG